CTTCGAGTGTAGTAAGGAAGGTGGATACAGGCGTATCAACGGTTACACTCCTCAGGCTGTGAGTACTCCTGATACTGGTTACATGAAAGGTGTGGCTAACTACCAAGGTATCCTAGTGGCTCGTGGGGATGCTTTGTATCACACCGCAGATGATGGGGTTACATGGTATCAAGTTAATAGGGATATGGCTAATGTACCTGCGGGTTCTATCGGAGGTTCTACTATCCTCCCTAGACCTAACACTGTTCGTTATATGTTTGCTAGGCATTTCTACAATAACAAAGAATACATCTACATGACTGATGGGGCTAATCAACCCGCTGTATTCTCTCTGACTGACTCAGGTGACTATAGGTTTGCGGAGATCACAGCAGACGCTTCCCCAGATACACCATTACAAGGAGCTAAGTACTGTACCTTCTTTAAGAATCAATTAGTATTAGCAGGAATGACTGAGGACCCTACAGCAATCTATTATAGCTCCGTAGGTAACAGTGACTTCATCAGTCCTGAGGATGATGCTAAGGAAGACCCAGCTGAGAACTTCAATGGTGCTACCTCAGGTTCCATAGGTTTCGGTGAGATTGTCATGGGAATCAAGGTTCATAGGGAAACACTATACGTGTTCTGTGAGAGTAGCATCTTTAAGGTTCAAGGTATTGATGCTGGTTCTCCTCAGTCTATCCCAGTAACAAGAGATATCGGGTGTGTTGATGGTTTCTCTATTCAGGAGATTGGTGGTGACCTATTGTTCCTAGCTCCTGACGGATTGAGAACTATTGCTAAGACCGAGAGACTAGATGATATCGAACTAGGTGTTATTAGTCGTAAAGTTGATGACCTTATTAGCCCTAGGGTACTACAGTCCGAGAGATACTTATTTAACTCTACAGTAATCAGGGAGAAGAACCAATATAGACTATGGTTTACTGACCTAGCGAATCCTGTTATTGCCCAGCGTGGTATCATAGCAGCCTTTACTTACATAGCAGAGAACAATAGTTTCGAGTGGTGCTTCAGTGAGATGTCAGGCTTAGGCATGACTGCTGTTGACAACGGATATCATGAAGGTAAAGAGAGAATCATTGGTGGTAACCAAGAAGCTGATGAGATTATGCTATTAGAAAGTGGTGATACTTTCAATGGTGTTACTATTGATTACATCTGTCAACTAGCCTTCTCTGACTACGGGGACATAAGTACACGGAAGTGTATCCATAAGGTTCTCTTGAACTCCCGAGCGGAAGGTAATGTAGAGGCAGGGCTTGAGCTAAGATATGACTACAACGGTAGAGACGTATTCCAGCCTGATGTTTACCCGCTAGAGAGGATGACATTAGCTGCTATCTTTGGTAGTCCTCAAGCTACCTTCGGTGATCCTATAGTTCTCTTTGGGGCTACTACTTACGGGGATTCAGATATTTATGCGGAAGGCTCCGGTTTTGTGGTTTCTATACGAGTGAAATCCCTTAATACTATTCAGGATGCTCCGTTTGATTTACAGAGTTTCCAAATTGACTTAACTACAGGAGGCAAAATCTAATGCCTGAAGCGTATACTCGTCAGTCGTCCTTCAGTAATGGAGACGTAATTGATGCCCCTCTGTTTAACGCAGAGTATGACCAGCTGGAAGCTGCCTTCGGTGAAACTGGTGGTCACAATCACGATGGAACTCCGGGGGCTGGTGCTCCCATTCCATTCATTGAAAAAACATCTAGTGGTCAAACTACTGGAGTCTACATCGATACCTCAGTTCCTGCGGAACCTAAGATAGTTTTTCGTGTCTTTGGTGTCGATGTATCTACTGTGGGTGGTGACTTCTTTGGTATTACTACTGCTATCCAGCATACACCTGATGGTGGGGTAGCTCAACCTTTAAACACTTACTTAGATGGTCTAGAGGTTTCTGTAGGGGACGCCGCTGCTGATGCCGCTAGTGCTGCTGCGGATGCGGATAGAGCTGAAACTGCTGCGATGACCCTAGGTATCCCTGTGTACATAGCTGACGCAGGAACTTATGTTATCTCAGATACCGCAGAGAACGCTGATGTGGTATTCGAGGGAGATGGGACATTAACTTTACCTACTGTACTTGTAAAGGGACGTAGGTTTACAGCAAGGGTTAGTTCTACTGCTTCTATTGAAAAGCGGGGTATTATTCCTAATCCAAGCTTCAGTATCATTGGGGACGTAAGAACTCTCACTGCTGGGGATGGTCTAGAGTTATCACCGGGTCAAGTAGTAGTTCTTGAAGCAATAAGTACAACAGAATTGGAGATTATTTAATGGCTAACTTTCCTTTAACTCAGGTAGAAGGTGGGGGTTCAGATGTTGCACCTATCATCACTCAGGGTAAATTCCTGCCTGACTACCCTTCCACTGTAGGGGAGAATTACCTTTATGATCCCCTTGGTAAACAATTTGTACCTGAGAAATTCGCAGGTAGTGACTTAGCTGTTGCTGCTTACTTAGGTCCCACAGGTACTTACACAGGTACTCGCTTTGGTTCGTCTTGCGTGACTACTGATGACGGTGAGCAGTGGGTATTCAATTGTACCCACGCAGCAGCATCAGGTAACACTACTGCTTACTTCCAAATCTATAAGAAAGAAGGGCAGTCGCTTATACACCAGTCTCAGACTACTATGGCAAGTTTCTTAAGTTTTTCTCCTCAGAACTTTGAAGTAACCATGCCTGTACGGTGTGGTACTCAAGATACTTGGGCCATGCTTGTTGGAAATTATATAGTAGGCCCTTCTGGGTACGCTAGATTAGTTAAACTGGTTTATGATTCAGTAGGTAAAACTTGGACTGTAACTACAGGTATAAACATTCAAACACCAGCTAACTGTAACTTAGTATCTGCTGATATTATATATGATAACACAGACTCTAGTATTATGGTGTTTTTCCCTCAGGGGATCAGCGCTGACACAGAGTGGTATAGACATGATTTCGCTAGTCTTGCACAAAGTAATGGTACTGTAGCAGTAAGGTTAAGTTTAACTAATAGACAGTACTCAAGTGTTAATGTGTTTTCAGTAGCTATGCTGCTTAGTGACGGTAACTACTCTATCACAGGAACTACTGCTGGTTTCCAAGGTGGGGTATTCTCTTGGAATGGTTCTGTATTTTCAGCGACAGGTACTAATAACTTAGGTTCTGTTAGCGCTTATAAGATTAAGATAGCCGAAGATACTTTTGTTTCTGAGGTTACTATTAGTGAAGGAACTTCTATAGTAGACATTGCTCAGTATACTAGTGGTACTACTACTCTAGACTTCCAAGCTCAGATGACTAAACAGAGACTAGCAATACCAGCTATTTCTGCTGCCTCCTCTAGTAATGCTTCTAATCACTTTGAATACATCGGTAATAACACTTTAATAGTGATATCTTCGGATTCCCGTGGTTATATTACTTGGGATACTACATTCAACATTCTCCCTGAGAGAACTAAGCTCGTAAGTACACCTAACATTACAGAGCAGGTAAATAGGAACTTTGTTGTAGACGAGAAGTACATTTGTTACACTTCGGGTGTCATTAGACACGGTAACACAGAATCATTTTCTCCGGTATTGTCTTCTTTCTGTGGTAGTCAAATTGTAGATGGCTATCGACCTATTGAAGGTGGTTCCTTGGTAGCAGAGAACGCGGGTAATATTGACATAGCAGTCACGGCAGAAACAATAGACAGTCCTGTTACTTTAGTTTCTGGTGATACCTATGGGGATTATGTAGCCATTGATACTATTACTCTCCTTAAGAGAGACCTTAAGGAACATTCCTTTTACATGGTTTCTAATAAAACGTATAACGACAGTCTAGTTCAAGGTGTAGCATTCTCGGCTACCCAAGGTCTTAATAACCTAAATATAAATACTTCGGCTGGTAATAGCTCTCGTAATATCCTAGGTAGTGGTTCAGGTCATTTCTGGGGAATCAGTTCCGCAAGTGTTGCTGAAGCTATTGCTATTCTTTTCACTGACTCAGGGGTACCTCTAGGTTCCTACACTCAGAACCTACAGAATAGTTCAACAAGTAGAAATCATTTTAAAACAACAGGTATCAGAAAGTTAGGTCTCGCTATATACTGTGCGACTAACTCTACTGAGCTAGATGGAATAATGGAGGTTATCTAATGTCAACTAATTTCTTTATGTTTGAGGTTTGGTCTGAATTCTCTAATGAAGAGTATAGAGATATACAGTTAGCTGCTATTATAAACCCTACAGATACACCCGCTGAACAATTGACTTCTGCTAGGCTACACAGGATGCTAGCTAAACTAACTAGTCAGAAGTCTGTAGAAATACATTGTTTACAGGAGTGCTTAGATGCTTTTGTATCCGAGGGTGTTTTAACGAGTTTAAGGGTTTCTGAGGTTATAGATGCGCTTACTACGGCATAATAGACGGTGTGAGGGACCACTACGGTTCCTCTCCTTTATATTTAACTATGAATTACGTGGGAGAAACCCGTGGCAATTATGAATGAAAAAGGCGTGAACATCGAGGATAAACGCGCTACTATTGATACAGATCCGACAACAGGTTCTGGTGGAGGACAACGCGGGACTATTGATTTACCTACAATACAGTCTCCTCAGTTCGCTACAACAGCTGTAGCTCCTCCCAGTGTTGGTGAAGCAACTAATGTTATCCAGTACCCAGATCAACAACCAACAAAAGAACGTGAAGTAGGTATCCCTGATTGGGGAGCAGGTAGTGGTGTTCCTACTTTACCTGATATTATAGCAAACCCTCCGACTACTGATGAACCGGAGCCACAACCTGATCAACCAAGTGAACCTGCGGATGCAAGGGCCACTATTGAAAATATGCTTACTGATCCTACTTCAGTTATTGCTGACAAAGATCTAGAGCAAACATATACTGAACAACAGATTCAAGAAGGTGAGATCCAAGATCCTACTAGGAATCAACTAGGGGACATTGGTGACCTTGACGCCCAAGTGACTAGCCTCGCTGATCCAATATCAGCAGCTACAGGAGTAGACGTTCAAGAAGGGACAGCAGCCTCGGGTGTAGAGGCACAGCAAGGAGTAGCGTCCCCAGCCGTACAAGCAGCGAGTATGAGTGCTGCTCTAATTGACCCTGCTTCGTTAACTAAGGCTGTTGATGAAATAGCTAAGATTAACCCTATGCAAGCTGCAAGTATGTCAGAGAACTTAGATGATCTTCTTGACGGAATGGAAGACGGTAATGTTCCTCTGTGGGCTAGACCTGCTGTTTCTAAGGTAGAACAGATGTTAGCTTCCCGAGGTATCTCTGCGTCATCTGTAGGAAGGGACTCTTTGTTTAACGCTATTATCCAAGCAGCAATGCCTATAGCGCAACAAGACGCTGCTTTCCAGCAAGATGCATACAAGACTAACTACCAAGCTAAAGTACAGGCTGTTATGTCTGACGTTAGTATGGAGTTTGCTGCTAAGCAGTTCAATGCTACTAGTAAGAACCAAGCTAGCCAGTTCAATGCTCAAATGCAGACTCAAGTAAATCTACAGAACGCAGCTCGTGCTGATGCAATGAGTCAGTTTAATGCTCAAATGCAAACCCAAGCAGACCTACAAACTGCTTCTAGGTTAGACGCCATGAGTCAGTTTAACATACAAAACCAAATGCAAGCGGATTTACAAGAGGCTGCTCGTATAGACGCTATGGGTCAGTTTAATGTTCAAATGTCTCAACAAGGTCAGCAGTTCAATGCGTCACAAGTTAACGCTATGACTCAGATGACTGCTCAATTACAAAACCAGAGGGATCAGTTTAACTCTCAAATGGCTTCTCAGATTGAACAAAGTAATGTCAATTGGAGACGTCAAGTTAATCAAATTAATACCGCAGGAGTCAATGCAGTTAATCAGGCTAACGTACAGAATGCGTTTAACCTAAGTAACCAAGCGTTAACCTTCTTGTGGCAGGAAATGCGTGATGAAGCTCACTGGGAATTCCAAGCTTCTGAAGCAGAGAAAGATCGTAAGAATCAATTGGAAGCTTCTATCCTAGCGAATGAAACAGCCTTGGGTGGTGAGATTGGTACAACAATCGAAAACCTTATCAATGGTGGTAACTTCCTTAGGAGCTTCTTCTCAAGTTGGGGTAATTAAGAATGGGATTATTTAGTTCAATAAAGAAAGGTCTTAGTAAAGCTTGGAAGGGCGTCAAGAAAGTCGTTAAGGGCGTTGCTAAAGGTGTTAAGAAAGTAGCTAAGAAAGTTATCACATCAACTCCTTGGGGTAAGAAGGTTTGGGAACTAGGCTCTAAAGCTTGGAAAGGCATAAAGAAAGGGATAGGGAAGATAGCTTCAAAGTTAGGACCCGTGGGGATGATGGCTCTGTCCTTCGTCCTTGCGCCTATCGTAGGCCCTGCTCTAGGAGCCATGTGGAGTTCTTTCGGTGCTGGTGCTGCTGCTATGGCCACGAGTGCTAACGCTTTAGTATCTACACTAGGTACTATTGGTAACGGTGTCTTTGCTGCTGGTAACTTCATTGGCGGTACATTAGGAGCCATGGGTAACGCTATTTCCCAAGGTGCGAGTAATGTAATGTCAGGTAACTTCTCGCAAGCAGTCTCTAGTTTCGCTAGTAACATGACTAACGCTTTCACAGGTAACGCTGGTATGGCTGCTGTTCACGCTGGTGCTGCTCAAGCTTCTGCTGCGGCTGCTAGTAACATAGCTGCTGGTGAGTCTATATTTGCTGCGGAAGGTGTAGGTGCTGCTTCTCAGGTTGCTGAGTTACAAGCTGCTACTCAATCAAGCTTAACTAACCTAGGTGCTATTGATCCTACAATGGCTGGTCAAGTGGCTGCTGAGACAGGAAGCCTAGCGTCAACACCAGAACAAGTAGCTAACTTAGGACAACCAACTGCTGTTGATGCTCCGTTACCTTCGGCTCCTGAGATTCCTAATGTTGCGGACCTAAGTGGTACTCAGTACGATCCTAATATGTTTAAACCTCAGTTCGGTGCTGACGGTTCAGTGATACCTAATCAGGCACTACAGAACCAAGCAGACATCGCTATGTTCGGTAAACCAGTGGATCAAATGACATTAACGGACATGGACGCCTATACTCAGTTTGGTAAAGCAGGTGTCATTGGTGCTAACACACCAGCTGCCCCTACTCCGTCGTTAACTGATAACCTTAAAGAAGTAGCTAAGAGAGCTGGACAAGCTAAGGGTCTCTTAGGAGGCGGTGGTTCTGAGGAAGGTGGTTACCAACCTTATGTACCACAAGCAATTAAATCGTCAGCCGTGGGTGACTCGTCTAGAGCACAAGGGCAAGGTTCCGCAGGTTTCTCCTTACTAGGGGGAGTCCAAGGGCTTGAAGAATCCGTGCGTAGATCACAGGGCCTAATGTTTGGCTAAGGAGAAATAAATGAGCGTAATGCAACAACTACAAGATACTGCGGGGCAGACTCCTGTTGACTTCCCTAGGTTCTCAAAAAACCGAGCAGTGAGTAAGAAACAAATGCAAGACGCTGAGGCTATGATGATGACTGCTCCTATTCCGGGGCAGTCCTTAACTCAGAACCCAGAAAGTCGAATGCCTTATGAACAACCTTCTAAGTTCTCAGATATCCAAGAGTTTATTGATGAGACTTTCGTTAGGTTCACTGACGAAGATGCTATGCCTGACTTGCTGGATGCTATGCGAATGGGCTTACCAGTAGAACATATAGCTGAGAAGTACCTTACCAAAGCCTTCAGGGACGGGGAGATTAACCCTGACATGATGCTTCTTTGTATCGAGCCTACTATCTACATGCTTATCTCCATAGCTACTTTTGCTGAGATTGACCCCGTGTTATATCCTGAGGACCCTATGTTAGATGAGGAAGTCAATGCTTCTCACACTGACCTATACAAGAAGGCTACTCAAGAAATGCTTACGGAAGACGATGGTGATGGTAAGGTTACAGTGAATGATTTTCAAGCCCCTGCTAACGCACCTCAGAATTTACTTCAGCGCACCGAGCAAGCTGTAGCTAAAGTTAAAGGAGATATGTAATGAGTCTAAGATCTAGAGCTTTCCTTACAGGAATGGCTAAAGGATTCTTTCAGTCCAATAATGAGCGCAGGGCTAAGATGGCTGAGCGTATGCAACAACTAGCTACTAATCGCGCTGAAATGGATAGGGAAAGAGCTAAGAGTCGTGCTAGTGCTGTAATGAAAGAAGCACAAGCAGAGGAGAGTAAGATAACTGCGTTAAGGGCTGCTGGTCACTTAGAGCAGGATAGTCTTGAGTATACTGAAGCTTACTGGAATGATCAAACTAGGGACATCTGGAAAGAATCTCAGTTTGGCTCTCAACAGGAATTTATCGAGAAATATTACAAGCAGAATAGGCCAACAGCTTTTAAACGGGAATTTAAGGGTACTTCAGAAATTCAACGTAACTTATCTGATATAGAGAAAGCTATCCAGATGAGACAGTCTGAGGAAATGAATAGGTCTGTGTCTACTCCTCTTGATCGATTGTTAAGCTTTGGTACTCTCAAGGAAGAAGGTGCTTCTACTATTAAAGTACCTGAGTTAGACGCTAAGTCAACCCAAGGACCAGTAGATACTTTCGCGGAGACTGGAGGTACTATACAGAGGGCTGAGGGAGACTGGGATGTTACCCCTTTCCGTAACGCTATTGAAGCTGAATCTGGCCAAATCCTTGGTAACGTATTTACGTTCACTGATGGTACCGAAACTAAGAACATGCAAAGACAGGCTGATGGATCTTGGAAGGAAGTTAACGTTACCTCTCGTCCTACTACTGAAGAAGGCGAGAGACTTAGAGATAAAACTCCTAAGCTCAACAAAGTACAAGAAGAAGGGCTAGTACGTTACGACAGAAACGATAGAGTACAGCTTCTTGCTACAGAGTTAGCGGCTAATGAATACAAAGGTAACCCTGTGGCTTTCGCTCAGAGAAACTTATCTGTTATTAAGGACGTTATTGGTTCTTCTATTGGAATGACAGGTAATCATAGTGAAGACCTAGCTGCTATCACTGCTTACATGAATGAACAGATTGATGCTGCTGGTTTGGCCAATGAGCTAGGTAAGTTAGATGCTGCCGCTATTATCAAGGGTGATATTGAGGCTAATACTAAATTCCTTATCTATGCTACTGCTAATATGTTCCATGAAGGAGATCGTATTACTGTAGCCGCTAAAGAAACTGCTGAGGAAGTCATTGATTCTTTCATTTTTGGTACAGCTACTCATGACGCTAGATTGATGAGTCTAGCTAAGCAAGCTCAATCTGAGATGTCTAGAACCACAGGTAACAACCTTAGTTCCATTCGTAACACCATGGATCACCCATTATGGAATAGTTATCCTCGTATTAAGGAAGCTAAGAACCAAGGTCTTGACTTTATATCCTCTATCTCTGGGGGTATGTCTCTTGGTACTAAGATTAAAGGGATGAAAACAAGCAACCCTAAAGCTTATAAAGCCACTATTGAAAGTATGATAAGAAACTTAGGTACTAACGATCTAACGGTTCTAGAGGAACCTGTGTTCGTACACCCTGATTTAGGTACCCCTGTTGTCATTATGTTTAATAAAGGAAAGAATGGAGAGTTAGACTTCGGTCTTGTGCCTATCAACTAAAGAGGTAACGAATGATTAATTTTGATAATTCGGAGAAGTCCCCTACAGGTTCACTATTGAGTGCTGAGGGGATTAACCCCAGCGGTTCTATAGAGCTGCCTGAGCAGACTACTGAATCCCTAGAAAGCGTTAAGCCTGAGATACCTACAGGAGTTCAGGCGCAAAGTGTACCTGCTCCTAGGGAACCTGAGAGTATGGCTTCTGTACCTTTCGCTCCTCCTGTAGTTCCTGAGGGACAGACTGAGGTTACTGAGGAAGCTCCTATTATTCAGGACCCTCAAACAGATAGAGAGAAAGTAGCTAAAGCCTTAACTTTTGAAGAACCTAAGGAAACTAAGGAAGTAGATCTTTGGGAAGGTATGCGTGTTAGGTTTGCTGGTGAACCCGAGATAATTCCGGGAACAGAGGAACTAGTAGATACTGAAGTAGACGGACGGCAGGAACCTGAGATATTAACTAATTGGGATGGTGTTCGTGTTAAACCTTTCAAGAAAAAGACTATTGATGAAGAAGCAGTTGATACTCACGTTGGTGATGTAATTGACACGATGAACCGAATAGCTTACAAGGGTGTCAAGGGTTTAGCCGATGCTGCTGACTTCCTTACTACTCCGGGTTGGGCTTTAGGTTCACTGGTAGGTGGTCAGAAGTTCCCTTTTGCTACTATGTTAGAGCAGAACTACCCTGAGAAGAACTACATCATAGCTGAGGATGCTGATTCCTATTATGATGATATGCTTCGTATCACTGCAACTGGACTTGAGTTTACCACTGGTGGTCTATTGACCGGGGGAGGTATTGCTCAAGGAGCCAGAGCACTTGGTACTAAAACTGCTCAGTTAGCACCTAAGGCTGAAATTAGTGCTGGTATGTTATCAGGCATGGGATACCAGAGTGTATTGGATTACACGGATAACGAAATGGCTGCCTTTGCTGCCGCTATCTTATCACCGTCCGCGAGTAAACCAATGGAACTAATGTTCAAGGGTCCTATCAAGGGTGCTCTTAAGATCTCAGCTAAGCCTATCACATGGCCTTTAGGTAAGATCTATAACTTCTCTCCTGTATTACAAATGGCTAACCCTAAAGCTCACATTACTGCGCTTAAGGTACAATTGGCCTCTAAGGAAGATATGTGGACTTCAGGCTATGGTAAGCTAGCTCGTAAGTTAGTAGAGAAGATGCCCGAGGATACAAAGGTAACCATAGACCAACAGATTGAACAATTGTCTAACTTGCAGTCTTGGTTGAATAGGGCTATCCCTAAGAACGAGCGTATCTTTAAGCATCGTGACAGTATGATGGAGATGCAGGAACAACTTAATAACTGGTCCCAGAAGAAAGGCTTGGGTGAATTTAAGTTAACCTTGGATCAGATGTTCAAACCTCTGCTTAAAGAGATGAAAGATACTGAGGGTCTTGAGGAACTCCTTGAAGTAGGTAAGTTAATCAATCCTGATGCTTATGCTGCTCAATTGAGAAATAACGAGAATATCCTAAACACTTTCTTTAACGATGAATCTGTTCCTACTAGTATTAAGCAGTCTGAATACTTCCAAGGTATCTTTAAGGACAAAGCTGATGAACTAGGGGAACTAGGGGATGCTATTGTTAGCAAGGCTATCTCTGAGGGTTTATTCACTAGCAAGAGTGCTTATGATTATCCTGCTGACGCTATGCCTAGAGTTATCAAAGGTCTTAATGATATACGTGATTTACACATTGAAGCCTACGGTCAGTGGCAGAAGACTATCCCTGATATTGACTTAGACGTGACTCCTATTAAGAATGCCTTCGAGGAACTAGCACTAAGTACTGGGTTATTTGATGATCCTAAGAATACACCAGCTTACCTTAGAACTATGGTTGACGATTTGAATTCCCTAGGTAAAGGTAAGTCCAAGCGTGTAGCTCAACTAGATGCTTCTGATGATATCGACATTCAACTTAAGGAATTAGCTAAGCAACGTAGACAACTTCAACTTGAACATGCTAAGGAACTAGAGGTTGCTGATGTTAAGGCTGACCTTGAAGTTAAGCATAGGGAAGAACTACAGGTTCTTGATGACCTGCGTACTGACCTTAACACTAAGAAGTTGGAGCTATCTAAAGCTAAGAGGGCTGAGATAGCTAAGGCAGAACAAGGTACCATTAACATCCCTGATCCTTCGTTTACAGATGTTAAGGATGTACTGAAGGCTCACAAGATTCTATCTGATATTAAGTTTGCTTCATTGAAAGCGGGGGATGATAAGTACACAACTATCAAACCTATCTTAGATTCAGTAGACGAAACACTAGAAGGTCTTATGGAAATCGATAAGGATGTGTATAACTCTTGGAGATCCATGCAAGACAATTATCGTAAGTTCATGGGCATCGAGATGAAAGACTCCGTAGTCAAGAAAGCCGTGGGTCCTGATGGACGTACTTACAACATATCTTCTGGTAGGGCTGTTGATGCTTTCTTCAATAACGCTAAGGCTGATGAGATTGGAGATTTACTAAGAGTATTCGATAGTAAGAAGGGTGGGCTTAACAAGTGGCTAGAAGTTATCGCTGAGGAAGCCGAGGAGACTCCTGACAAGCTTAGACAAGTTATTAGGAAGTCTGGTGCGGATATCTTCGCGGATGTCTCTGATGACGCTGTGAGCGCCTATAAGGACGTAGTATATACTTCACTTGCTAGGGAAGTAACTGATAAGATCGAAGGGACTGTGACAATGGATCCAGCGAAACGATTGCAAGCTATTGATGATGTTGTGTTGTCTTGGTTGCAGAAGAATCGTGATAAGCTGGATGTCATTCCTGATCTAGAGTTAACCCCCGAAAACATAACTAACGCAAGAGCAAAACTAGGTCGTTATATTGAACAGGCTAAGGTAATTGAAGAACAACGCAAGTTAGCAATGTTCACTCAACTACAAGGTCCGGGTATGACTATCCAGAATGCTATGCGTAATGATGTAAAAGCTAACCAACTGGCTGACTTCCTTGAGGATGCTTTGCCTGAGTTAGCTTATGGAGACAAAGGGCCTCTGGGTTCAGCAGTTTCCACTAACATAAGACAACTAATGTATAACAGTCTAGTAAGAGACAATATGAATGGTAACGTTTTTGATTACAAAGGAATGTCAAAGTTACTGACTGAAGGAACAACAACCCGTAATAATCTACTTAAGATACTAGGGGATAACTCTGTAGCAAAACTAGATGCTAAGGTTGCGTTGCACCGTGCTATCACTGAGAATAAAGTACCTCTTACCGAGGCTCTCAATAGTGATAAAGCGATTACTGCAATGAATAAGCTAGGTCTTTCTTTTGGTCGACTAGGTTCAATACTACAACGTAGGGCTGTCTTCCAGCCTTCCGGTGGTTACCTTGCGGGAGCCGCTATGTCAAAACTTATTGATGTCGCAGGTAAGCGTGAGACTTCTAAAGCTATTCAGGTATTCATGGATAACCCTTCATCTCTCTTAGAGTTTGATAATATCCTGCTGAATGCTAAGAATAAACTTAGTCAACAGAAACAAGTACGCATGGATAGCTACTTGAGTGAAGGTAATATCAAGGGATTATATCCTATGCTCAAGGATCTCTACGTAGGGGAGGCCAAGGGTTACTTCGGTTACCTAGGTATCCAACTTCCTGATGAAGACATTGAGGAAGCTATTAGAGAAGTATTCTTCTTTGAGGAAACAGCAGAACAACAAGAGATTCCTGAGGTACAGCCTGAGCAAGAAGACACTGAGGAAGAGACGCCTTAGACTAATGGACCGTCAGAAAACTGGCGGTCCTCACATTTACGTATTGTTATTTAACATAAACTTAGGGGAATTAATTAGTATGGACTTGGCAGTTCTTTCAGCAGTAGTCGCAGCATCAGTTGCGCTTACCGGAGCAATAGGTGGTCTGATAGTGAGGGCCTTCATAAAGCCTCTGGAAACAAAAACGGAGCAAAATCATATGGTCGCAAAAGATCACGAGGAGAGGATTAGGTTCTTGGAGAGTCAAGGGTCAGCACACAGTATTCATTTGGAGAACATTATGAAGGCTGTGGATCGTCTCGTTAATAAAATAGATGAGCTAGTGAGCTTTGAGAAAGCTAACTCTCACAATCAACATAATGGGGATTAATCAATGCCTAGTAATGTAACTTTAACTTCTATGCCCGGACGGGTAGGTATCGAAGATCCTGCTGATACAGTAGCGGGTCTAGCAGCAGCAGACCTCACAGCTAACTCAGCAGTAGAGATCGATGCAACTTCTCTAAACACATTAAGTCCGGGTTCCACTAGGTATCCCAATGAAGGTGCAGTGGGTGATACAGCAACCGATTGGTGTCTGGGTGGTGTCTGGGATAATGAGTTTCACAGAGGTTTTACACCCGGTTCTATTGCAGGATATGATCCTCTAGTTACTACTACTTCTGGTATTACTTCCTTGGATTTAACGCGTAATATCTGGAGACGTAATCGAAGACACTGGAAGGTAGCCTTAGGTCACTGCTACGATGGTTGTGCTTTGGACCAAGAAGGTATTCTATATAAGATGTACTTCAGCGCTGGTGCTTCAGTTCTACGTTGGAACACACGTACAAACCAGCCACTGACAGCTATACCTTCTCCTCCTACAACTCTAGGTTCCTCGGGTTCATGGCCTTGGGGTAACGTACATGCTTGTGCTTGGCACCCAAACCTAGGTACTCAGGGTTCCTTAATCTATCAATCGAATTCCCGAGATAGAATCTTACGTTGGGACAAAGATACAGAAGTATGGTCAGCCTTGGTTAACACTGAGGTAGCTTTACCTTCTTACAACCCTTACTGTCACTATAACGCTAACTCAGATATAGTAGTGTGCGGACAGGGCGCAGGAGGCCGAGAGGTTCGTTTAGTAGATAGTTCAGGTAATGTTACCTTGGGTGATATTCCTCCTGTGGATGTGTTTACCAGTACAGTACCTTTCAATACTAATACTCTGTTTCTACCAGATCCACATCCAACTAGTACTAAATCTCTGTTGATTTACCCAGATGGTAATATCTATGAGCTAGAGACTACTACAGGTGTTTGGACCTCCGTTACTATGCCTACAGAGTTATCAGCTAATAGTTATGAAGCGCTTAGTGATTGTAATGGTTACTCAATCCCTTCCCTTAATGCTATCCTTATTGCCTCTCATGCTGTGGGTGGTTTATCTAAGGTGCATCTTTATAGGAGAACTGTGTAATGGCTTTAATCTTAAAAGCAGATCACCCCTTGGTAGTCGAGGGTGTTGTCTATGCACTTATTGCGGTTAACGAAAGTAACCAAGTTGTTGACTATGTAACTCCGGGTCGTGTGTTTACCCCTGATGCTGGTGTTGTCTTTGGTTCTGGTACTTATGGTAGACACTTTAAGACTGATGCTAGTAATGAGAATGTAGACACGACTGCTATCGGGTTTACTACTGCATTATACCCTAACCAAACCAAGATGATGGTATGTAACAACGTCACAGGTGAAAACAGTCGTGGTCTTGCGCAGGGTGGTGGTAATAACACCATGGGCTTCGCTTATGATTCTGCTGATGGAAAAGTAGGTATTACCCGTGTCGCTATAACTTCAGGTATTGATGTTAAGTCGACGAACAGTGTGTCGGGTACTAGCTTTAGTGTAACTGGTGTTCGTAAGGGTTCTACTGATGCTGATCTTTATGTTAACGGTAGCTATAATGCGAGTAATGGAGGTGTACTAGGGGCTAACGGTTCTAGTAACAGTGACTCTCAGTTTGGTGCTTATTCTGGCCAAGGTTCAATGTTTGCAGAGTACGTTTACTTTGTTTACTTTACTAGGCAATTAACAGCCTCAGAGATCTCAGACTTACACACTTCCCTTGGTGCTAATAATGCTTTTGCATTACTTGAGGAATCTGGTGGTGACATTGATCCAGACTCTTTCACTTTCACAGACCAAACAGGTATTGCTCCTAGTACCTCGGTTACTTCTAATACAGTAACAATCACAGGTATTACTAGTGCTGATATTAGTGTTTCTGGTGGTGATGCTGAATACTCAATTGACGGTGGGGCTTTCACGAGTGCCGTAGGTACGATCAATAACAATCAGACTGTAGCACTTAGGGTTACCAGTGATAGTGCTTTTGAAACGCAGACTGATGTTGTTTTAACTATTGGTATTGGTTCAGACACTTGGAGTGTTACTACTGCGGATTTCCCTAGGGGATTCGAGGGTAGAGACATATCACCAGTAGGTGAACATGCTGCTAGTATCCTGACTAACCATATCTCTAGTCCTGCTAACGATGATGACATTGTCTATGCTGAGCTAGTCACAGGTCCAGTAGCTGGTGACTTTACGTTTAAGGAAGATGGTTCATACATCTGGGATAATGTTCCTGAGGATACCGAGGAAACCATAACGTATAACTGGTACTTGAACGATGAACCACAAGGTCAAGATACCCAGACGATTACTTTTGGTACTCCCGTAGATCCAGACCCGGTAGAAATACCACCGGAAGAAGGTGTTATATTTCCTTCATCTGGCTCAGGATACTCAGCTTCATTCCCTGCTACAGTTGACCTGATGTATGATCTACAAACTATCAGTGCTCGTGTCAATGCGTTGGATAGCCTAGGTTTGACTCCTTTACTTAAGTTGTACAAGGATGAAGACTACGGTGTTCATTTTAGGAGTGGTGTACAGTTGATTAATGAAGTTCAGCTATTAGCTACCCGAGTAACTGTGTTGAGTACTGTTGAGTTTCCAAAAATAGTAGCTTATCCTTCGGAAGGCTATGGTTTACATTATAGAAGTATGGGAGAAGCTCTACAAGTAATGGCTCTAATCATTGAGCAACTTGACATACTAGAAGCATAAGGAGGAACTTATGTGGGATCAAGTACTAGGTTTCCTTTCGCGTCCTGTGACAGCATGGGTTGAAGGAAGGGAATCTAGGAAATACATGAAAGAGGAGGGTGCCTTGGCTATCACGAAAGCTAAGGTTGCCCTTAAGGTTTCCAAGTTTGAAGCTGAGGCTGAACGCTTGAAAACACTAGACGCTGCTGATTCAGATTATGATAAGCAAGCACAAATGGAACGGAGGTATACACTTGCTGACGAACTTCTTATTGTCTGTGTTATTCTACTTGTGGGTGCTCACTTCTTTTTTCCTGCCTCTCTTGCGGCGGGTTGGGCAGCAATGGGTTACACGAGTGCTCCTTGGTGGCTTGAGTTTATCATTGTTGGTGTGTTCGTTAGTGTCTTTGGTTTGATGCGTTTGTTTAGAGCGTTCAATCCATTCAATAGAGGAAAGAAAGATGGAGGAAATTAAGTTATATCCTGCTGAAGGGTATGGACTGCACATGAGATCAGCTGTGAGTATAAGAGACCAACTAGAAGCCTTAAGTGATAGTAATGGTTTCTTGGATTACAATGATACGTCTACTAGCTCAACCCCTCTATCTCTTGTGTCGGGTGTCTGGACTGATATACCTAATGATGGCTTAGGTGCTTTTACCAATAAAAACTATAGACCAGCAAATGTTACTGAAGTACTTGATGTCTCTACTGGTTACTTAGACTTCTCCCAGTTAGAATTAGGTTCTGAGTTAATATTGAGGAACGACTTTTCGGTCACCCCTTCAACTAATAACTCTCTGTTAGAGGTAAGGTATCTATTAGGTACTGGGGCTGGTGAATACGCTTTACAGTTCTGGTCGGAACGTCTTGATAGTGGGTCTGGTATTCCTTATCAAAGGGTAACTAACTTCCCAATCTACATGGGTGACACTAACACTAGGGACAATCCGGGTAGACTTCAGGTAAAGTTATCTACTTCTGGTTCCCTTGTTAACGCTGGGGTTTACGCTTCTATTAGAGGTGCTTTATGACTATAAAGATATACAAAGATATTGCTGCCAACGCAGTTTTCATGGAAGACGCTAACGGTGTTCAATTCCTTAACAGTCTTCAGGCTACCGTTACAAATGGGGCTTGTAATGTACATGACTTAGCTAAAGATATTGACATTGTTACCGAACAAGCATTCGATGAGTTTGTAGACGAGAACGATAACCCCCACGGTACAAATAGTACAGAGGTATGCGATGCGTTAAACGCTATCTTTGCATCATCAGGGACACCTACGAATAGCGCTCCTGTTATTACATCAAGCTTGGCTGTCAACTTAGTTGAGGGGCAGACTCTGAACTACGAGCTGACTGCTGATTTTGGAGTTGGTTACGAGTGGGACTTGTCTAGTGTGGCTGGTGTTACTACTGTAGAAGGTAATATCCGAAAGCTGATTGGTGGTAGTTCGTTGTCTTCAGGTACTTATAATATACCTGTAAAAGCCATTAACTATAATGGAGAGGATAGCCAAACGCTTGTGTTAACCGTAAGCACACCACCTTTTGCTAATACCAAGTCAGTTCAATTTAATAATAATGATTACTTAGGGGCTAATGCTGCTTTACTTGATGCAACGCTTGGTCGTTCTGGTAACGGTAGTGGTTCGGGTGATGCATGGACTATAGCATTCTGGTTTAAACCTTCTACTAACACGACAGGCCAAACCGTCTTCTATTTTGGTGACAACGATACCACGAACAGTGGCCACATTAACGTTAGGTTTTTGGGTTCAAACGACAACTTGCGTTTACAGTATGGGAGTAATAATAATTATGTACGCTTCCAGTCAGCAAATAATAGCCTCACTGTAAACCAGTGGAACCACGTATTAATAAGCTACGATGGTGGTACAACGGGTGCGTCAAGTGCGGACATGGCAGATTACTACTCACGATTTAAAATGTTTATTAATGGTTCTAATGTGGTCGCTTCCGGTACTTGGTCACATAACAACTTTGGTTACACTGGCTCAATAGACGCTGATAACTTTAGGGTTGGAAGGTACGCAAGTGGTAATTACTTAAAAGATAACGCAAAGATCGACGAACTAGCTATATGGAACAGCGACCAAAGCGCTAACGTTAGTAACATATACAATAGTGGTACGCCTTTTGACTTATCAACGCTGACCACTGGACCTAGGCATTGGTGGAGAATGGGGGACGGAGACACTTACCCTTATCTCCAAGACAACGGTACTCAAGCTAACTGTGTTTTCCAGATGTATAATATGACCAGTGCAGACATAGTAAGTGATACACCATAACAAAGAGGAGTTAAATAAATGAGTAAGAAAGACCCGAGATTGGAAAGAGCTGGAGTGTCTGGTTACAACAAACCTAAGCGTACTCCTAATCATCCTACTAAGAGTCACGTAGTCGTAGCAAAAGAAGGTGACAAGATTAAAACAATTAGATTCGGCCAACAAGGTAAGACAGGCAGTCCTGATGGAACCAAGCGTAATAAGTCGTTCAAGGCTCGTCACGCTAAGAACATCGCTAAAGGTAAGATGTCTGCTGCTTACTGGGCTAATAAGGTAAAATGGTAATGAGTTTGTACAAGAATATACATGCAAAACGTAAGAGGATCAAGGAAGGTTCTGGTGAGAAGATGCGTAAGCCGGGTGAGGAAGGTGCTCCTAGTTCAAGTGACTTTAAGAAAGCTGCTTATACTGCTAAGAAACCTATGAAACCTAAGCGTGGCCAGCGTACTAAAACTAATAATAAAACAAGAAAAAGTAAATAAAGAAAAGCCCCTTGGTAAACTAATGTATACCTTGGGGCTTCTTTGTTTATAGGGATGTTATTTATTTAAGGACGGTTACGGTCTGTATCAAACCAGTATCTATAAACCTTGATACTACGTCTGTTGTATAAGGGTATCTCTCTTTTGTCTTTCCTTAGTTCCCCATTCTGTTTTACATAGTGATGGGGGTATATCTTCCACCCTGTTCTAATGTAAAAGGATGTAGAACCCCACAGAGGTATACGTCTGAACTTACTCTTACGTAACTTACCATCAACTACAAAGGTAATATCATACCATATCTTCTGACGTTTACCCTCGAAACTTTGGTAGTACTCGTGTGCTGCTGTGTTACCTGAGTACGTCATGTTACTTATGTCCTTCTTGTTAACCGGAATAGAAAACTTAGGATGCATCCTCATGTTCCATACTGGGTTACGAATACACCACTTGATAGCTACGTAAATACTAATGAGTAGGTTGTCGTAGTTATTGTAGATGAAAGTGTTTCTTGTTCTATGGTATTCCTTGTACCACCCTCTCTTGTCTCCATCATACCCATCCTCTTCATTATCAAAGATATAGAATGGTTTAGGCAGATTAGGTAACTTCCTTAGTTTACTATAGATTACTAAGGGAGGGTATAGGAACAGGCTAATTAGTACTAGTAGAATTCTCATTCTTAGGTTTCCTCTTTGTTGTTGTTTTCTTAGATGTAGTTGTCTTAGGTTTAGTTAACTTTAGTTCACCTAGGAAGCAGAGGAAATACTGTCCATTGCTAACTGTAATGGAACCTAGTTGAGTAATGTTATACTTGGATGCTTCCTCTTCCAATAACTTAGTAGATTTAGCTGATATAATCTTAAGGTTCATAGAACCCTCCATGTGTTAACTCATGTAAACAAATTATCATACTTTTCTCCTTTTGTCAAGAGTAAATCTTAAGGGTGAAAGGCTGTCCCTCTGTTAGAATCATGAGATCCTGAAGTTCAATAAGGTCAAGTAATATGCATCCTGCTGAATGAGATACTTTATAACCTTCATGAATCTCTATAGCAGTCCTGCCTTCTACATCGTTAACCTTGAACCAAGTGTGACGTCCATGTTTATCCCTCTCGACTGTGTAGGTACCCTCGGGAATACACGAGACATTAACTTGATTATCTAACCAAGGTCTCTCAAGAGTCGTTAGTTTCCTGAAGGTTCCCTCGATAACTCCCTCGGTTCTATTAGGGAAGTACTCTCTCTTTAGTTTAAGTTCTAGCATAAATCACCCCTCACATGCCTTACATTCTCCAGCAGAAGCAGATACCCCAGCCTTTGAACGCATATAATATAGAGCTTTAATTCTCTCGTTCTTGAATGCTAACTTGTGAACAGCACTAATGGTCTCCTCGGATTCATCAGCATCAAAGAATAAGTTTAAGCTCTGCCATTGATCTATGTGTTTCCCACGTTGTGCTGCGAGTCTGATGAGAACTCTCTGATCAATCTCGTATGCAGTGAGGAACACTCGTTTCTCGTGGTCAGTCAACCAATCTAAGTGTTGCACAGACCCATTGTTTTCAATAATTGACTTAACGATTTTTTCGTCCCACCCAACGCGCTCCTTCGCAAGAGCAAGGAAAACAGGATTAACTCTATAGATTTCCCCTGCCGCGCTTGGTTGGTTAAAAACGTTAGCCACAATCGGTTCGATTCCCTGCGAAACTCCTCCGCAAAGGAGAGCTGAACTGGTATTGGGTGCGACTGCCACCAAGTGAGTATTTCTGCGTCCAAGTCCTCTACAGTACTCAGGCTCTCCAAGTTCCTCCGCAAGATACTTTGTTGCACGTTCAGCCTCCTTCCTAATGTGAGAGAAGATTTCCTCGTTTAACTTAGCTGCATCCAGTGAATCCATTGGAATCATCTTGGACTGTAGCAGCGTATGGAAACCTAGGGTACCTAAGCCCAATGGTCTGCCTCTTCGTGTTCCTCTGCAAGCCTTCTCTAAGCCGGGGATATCCTCAGCAATCCGAAGGAACTCACTGGCTACACAATCTAGGAAGACGATAGATTCAAATACCGTATCCGTATCTTTCCACTCGTCCCACTTATGCAAGTTAAGGCTGGATAAGACGCAGGTATAGGTTTCTTCGGAATCGCTATGGAGCATGATCTCGGTACACAGATTCGAGGCTTTACATGATAACCCATGGATTCCATAAGACTGCGGGTTTGCTCTGTTAATCTTATCGATGAAGAGAAAGTATCCCTTTCCCGTAATGGCTTTGACTTTAAGTGCTCTTTGATAACGTTCAATTGCATCTGAGTCTTCTCTATCCATTCTTTCAATGAACTTATCTGTGATGATCCAACCCACGTTGAGATCGTCTCCCTCATGCAATAGCTTATCAGCGACTTCAAAAAAGTCTCCATGCGTAATCGGGATGTATCCTGCCCACGCCCCTCTTCGGGAAGTACCTTGAGCAACATCACGCATAACCTGCACAAAGTCGTTAAACACTGGGAGTACTCCCGTAGCAGTGCCTCCTGAGCTAATGGGTTCTCCGCGACTCCTGATGTCTCCCAAGAACGCTGAAGTCCCAAAACCGTGTTTAGTAAGCATCGCAGCCTCGTGTTGGTTTCTGTAAAAGCTGTCAATGGAATCTCCTACGTATTGTCCAGAGCATGATACTGGTAAACCTTTGTTAGTCCCTGTGTTCGATGCTACTGGGGTTGATGGTGCTAGGTATCCTTTCCATAGTAGGTTAAAGAACTTAGTTTCCCATAGGTCCCTATCAGGCATGTGTCTAGCTAGAGTCTTTGCTATGCGTTCAAAGGTATCTCGGATACCCACAGCATTATGCAAGTATTTAGCCTTAAAGAGCTGCCACGATGGGGTAGTGAACCACTCAGGTATAGCACCTATAGCTTGAAGTTCTTTTCTTTCTTTACTTAGTTTTTGATAAATTGTTTCCATTTAAATCCTCTGGTGAGTACAGTTCTAGTATACTTCTGGCCCACTCGACTTTGTCTTCTACCCGCTGTCCACAAGGTTGACTAGTTGACCATAATTCTAAATTTTCAATACGGTTGTCATGACGTACTCCATTTATATGATGTACATTTTCCTCAGGTAACAAAGGTCTTCCTAAGAATTCTTCCATTACTAGACGGTGTTCTTTATAAACTTTACCGTTCTTACCTACATAACGGTACCCCTCAGGAGAAGTATGACCTTCCCCTTTCTTGTTTATTTTTTTTAATGGGCGTAAAGGAGTACCTCTAGCTTTTTGAGATAGGTGTCCTCTACATAAAGAACCTTTCCAAGCCGCAGGTTTATTACACCCTTCAAACCAGCATATATCACCAGACAAAACTACGCTCCTTCCAATCACGATTATACTCCGATCCTACGCCTACAAAGAAATCATGTAGTTGAACTGCATTGATTCCATCATAGAACCATTCCTTAATCACATTCTTGTCTTCGTCAAACTCAGGTAATAAACCTAACTGCTGTAAACATAGGTTTACACGGTGCCTTACGAATACCTTTAGGGACTCCTTGGAAATCCCTTCGACGTCATCGTTAGGAATCATCCGATCAATGATCAAGTCTTCATGGCCAACTATCTTGTGAGCACACCTAACTATATCACCGATCTGATCGTCAGTATATGTTCCCTGTTCTTCTCTAACTCTAGTCTTCGTTAGTAAAGCACCAGCCTCACTATGTAAGTTCTCATCTCGTACACTAAACTTTACACCAGCGCAAACATTCTTCAATAGATTCTTTCCTGCTGATTGAAAGTGGAGTAGGAAAGCAAAGGAACTATACAGGATAGCACCCTCAACTATACTGAAGACTGCATGGGAAACCACGGGGTCCGTATGATTAATAGCGTTACCTATGAATCTCATACGCTTACTTAGTACTACGTCCTGCTTATACTCGTTATAGAACTCCTCAGTATCTAGGTTTAATGCAGCGTTCAGATTGTTATAGAAAGGAGCATGTACTGCGTCCTCCACGAAAGCAAAGGTCATAGCCATTCTTTCAATACAAGCAGGAGCATCATAAGCATCAATAACCCTGCGCCCCCAGTAACTAGTGGAAGCCATCTTCTCGTACAAGGTGAACAACTTAAGTAGGTAGGTTACAGCGTAACTTTCGCTCTTAGTCATGTTTACTTTAATGTCTTGTATGTCCTTGGAAACCTCGATCTCCTTTGGTGTCCATAAGATATCCTGTTGTTTCTCTGCGGCTTCTAATGCCCAAGGGTATAATACTACGTAGCCTTCGGTCTTCTTCATTCCATAAGCTCCTGCATTAGTTCCTCGAACCCACCGATGTGACGTTCTTCTCTATCTGTCGGTCCGTCTTCCCTCACGAATATCTGAGGTACACTACGGATACCCTTGTCTAGGAATTCCTTCTGGAAATACGTGGAGCTAGGAGCATCTACGTAATTATAGGGTAACTCTTTCATCTCAAGTAGCTGTTTCGCTTGATCACAATAGGCGCAACGAGGAGCACCGTAAATAGTATATTCTTTCATATTATCTCCTAGGGATAAAAAAGGGACCGCTGGGGTCCCTAGTTTTTAGTTGGTTCTTCAGGTTCTTCAGGTTCTTTAGGTTCTTTAGGTTCATCAGGTTCTTTAGGTTCATCGGGTTCATCGGGTTCATCGGGTTCAGTATCGTCTGATTCCTCTGGTTCTGTTAGTAAGGCTACCTGTAAAACCTCATTAGTATATAGGTCATAACGAGCGGCAGCGAGTACAGCATTCTTAGCGTCTGCTCCAGCATGGATAGCCCCTAGTGCATAGGGTGCTCCAGAGCCAATAGCAAAGGGTACATCAGGTCTCATTTCAAAACTATATTTACCTGTGTAATGCCATACCTCTCCATTATAAGTAATAGCAATCATAGCACAGCTACACTCAAGCTCCTTGAAGTCTAACCTTCGTATTTGGTCTATGTTAGTGAAAGGAGTTATGGCCTTTATAACATCCTTAGCGTCCTGATAGTTACCTGTGATACCTAAGACAGCAAAAGGTCCAACCTCAGGGAATATCTTTTGACAGTCTTCTTCGTATATCTCATTACCCACAGTTGACTGGGAGTCTGATACTAGGGATTTACCATCGTAAACTACTGTTGTCATAAGATCACCTCATAAGACGCTTCAAAAATATCAGGCTTACAAGGGTAAAACTCTCCTTGTACTCCTTTTATGATATAATCACCAACAGAGGCTTCCATGATACCTTCTAAAGTAGTAATTAAAATTGAACCTCCTCTGAAAGGTACATCACCTGAATCTCCCATCCAACGAAGTAGTGAACCTCTATTTGTTTCTGTTAGCTGGACAGCCTCTATCTCTACGGGTTTCTTCCTGTAAGGTCTAATTGCGTCTTTAACCATTAGAATCCTCCTTCTCGAATGCTTTAACAAAGGCTTTACATAAGCCACTCCTTACTATGTCATCACTAGTGAACTGATGATACCCTACAGGTAACTCATATTTTTCAACTAGTGATAATAACCAACCGAGTCCATCGGTTTTTACGTCACGCTGAGCTTTATCTCCCATCAGGAATAGCTTTGAGTTTTGTCCAATCCTAGTAGTGACTGCCTTGAGTTCTTCTACGGTTAACTGTTGGGCCTCATCCATTAGAACTATAGCATCATCAAAACTACGGCCCCTCACGGTTTCAATGGGCTGTATACAAATCTTACCTGACTTGACTGCATGTTCATAGAACCCATTCCCTAGTTGTTCTCTAAGTACATCAGTAATCGGTAGTAACCATGGCTCCATCTTCTCTTCAACTGTCCCCGGAAAGGCCCCTAGGGATCTCCCTGTGGACACATTAGCTCGACTTAGTATGATTCTATCGATACGCTTGTCGCTCAAGTCCTTGGCTGCTACAGAGGCCGCTAGGTAGGTCTTACCTGTTCCTGCTGGTCCCATTAGGATTACGCAGGGACTATTAAGTAAGTCTATGTAACAAGACTTCTGTTTATTATTGAGTGGTTCAATGGTAATTCGAGGACGAGCTTTAGTAGCCTCAGGATTCTTACGACGATGGTTTTTCTTCATAGGCTCCCCTTGTTACTTCTCTAGCTTTAATCCAAGATTTGTTCATTGCTGTTGTTCTTCCTACTAAAGCGTAAGCAGAGAGAACTCCTTCTAAGTCTGGTTCAGTGAAGTTAGGTCCTTTGAGAACCTTACCGTCTTCCCTGTATATTGGCTTACCGTCCTCACCTAGTTTACTCATGTTAGACCTATGAACCTCACGTAACATAGCATCCACAGGGAAACCTAATGCTTCTGCTTGCTGGGCTGTTACGTAGATGATATCAGCTAAGGCATCTGCGATTCCAATAACATCCTTGTTATCCAAGGCTTCATTCAGTTCCATGAGTTCCTCGTGAATAAGGTTGTTTAATCTAGTGGCCTTATCTTCATCGGGAACCTTGGGTACTACCTCAGCCATCACACCGTACGTAGTGTTAAACTGTTTAACCATTTGTCCTATACTATTACTCACTCTTGAAACCTCTCTTAATAACTCGACCTAAGAACGATACGAAACCAAAGGCCATAGCGATACCTATGCCTACGAAAAACCCTGTGAATATTAAACCTAATGCTGTCATTAGAAAATCTCCTTAAGTTCTTTAAGTGTTTTGTTAAGTTCGTCTGATGTTTTTATTAGTTCCTCTCGATACTTAGGATTACTTATTGATAGAGCTACCCCTACTGGATATAGTAGTATAGGAATGATAGCCCAAAGACCTAACTGGTATGCTGTACATAGAGCCATGACTGTAAGACACACGGTTGCTAGGATTTCAAATAATGTTCTCACTTGTGTAACTCCTTAGATCTCTTAATTGAATTGATGGCCTCATCGGCATCCTGTTGGAAACCTTTGTGACCTCTGATACCTGTGCATAGCATCTTCTTAATAGCGTGTTGCATTGCAGGGCAGGTTACATTGAAAGCCTTGAGTACATCGTAGACATCAATGGTAATACCTTTGCAGTCTCGGTTGTACTTATTGTCTTCAGTCATAGCTTCCTTAGCTACCTCGGTTGGTTTAGAGAAAGACTCAAAATATTTAAGTTTCTGATACTCTCTCTTCTCGAAGGCTTTTCTCTTTTCCTCGTAGTCAGCTTCTCTTTGCTTGTCGTAATCGCTCACTTGTCCTCCTTAAGAAACTTAGGAAATAACTTCTTGATCCTGCGTTTCCACTGGTTATCTGTTATCTTCTCAAGGCGTACCATGATGTACTCCTCACCCTTGGAAACCTTATCTTTTAGTGTTTCTATCTCAAAGATCTGCCTATCATCAAAACCCATAGCTAATTGCATAGAATCAAGCAGTGGTTTTATCGAATTGTCGAGATCACTAAGGGAACTTGAGAACCCAACAACTAAGGATAATTTAAACTTATCATATTTATCAAAGTCGTACTCTTGTTCCCCTAGTAAACTATAGATATCCGATTTAAACTCTCGGTACTCTGCTGTATCCTTCTTGAACTTAGCATAGTGCATCCTGTTAGCAGAGAATGGTTTCTGATTTAAGCGTACCTCTAGTACTATCTTAGACAAGCTTATGCTTCTCTTTGATTTGCTGTACAGTTACGTAAGGATTCTTCTTGACTTCCTTCTTTACCTGCTTGTAGCAAAGACCTA